TTAAGAAAAGACACGACCCCGTGTGTCAATGTTGATGGGTTCGTTGAACTTGCGAGGGAGTGTGGTGTGCCGATTGAGGCGCACGGTAAAACAATCACCCGCAAGCAGGCGATGAAAGCATGGAAAATCATGGGCCGTGCGCTTGGAAGCAACAGCAACGTCGAGTACTTGCGGCGTGATGCGAACTACGGCACCTATCACGGTGAACGGTCGATTGACCAAATGATAAGAGAAGATAACTAATGGACGGCAAGACCCTATTATACGCATTGAGGCAATTATTGGAAGAAGACTCAGGTTCCGGTTATATTGACAACCTGACGAGCTACAACTTCTTAAACGAGGCTGCGGTAAGGCTACAGCAGATATCGGGGTATTTGAAATCTGAGGACTCCATAACTACAGCAGCAGACACCTACCAATATGATTTGAATGCGGATTATATGGGTCTTTATCTTAAAAATTCGTCTAAAAATTATTTCATTGATTATAATGATGGGTCTTCCACCACGTTTGTCACTTGGGTTCCGTATGAAAAAATAATATTAGCAGACAGTTTCAGTGACAGTTCGTCGGTGCCGGGAAGGTTTTCTGTAAAAGACTCTCCCTCTTTGGCAAGCCAGGTAACAGGAACCGCAACTTCCGCTGGCGCTGCGACCGGGGGAAAGAGCACCCTGACAGACACCGCTGCTGATTTTTCCGATGTTGAAGCTGGGGATTGGGTACACAACACGACAGATGGAAGCGATGGGATCATCGTTTCAAAGACAAGTTCGACTGTCTTAACAACGGCTCTTTTCAACGGAACCAACGATGATTGGAGTTCAAGCGATGCCTACGTTATTCAGCCGCAGGGACGATTGAGGCTGATAGTTGATCCACCGTCGTCGACAGCTTCACATACTATCACAGTGTATTATTTGCAGCGGCCTGCTCCGGTATATACAGATTATGATGTATTTAGATTCCCAAGAGAGTATACGCCAGCGTTAGTGAAGTATGCCGCATGGTTGTATAAATACAGGGACAGAGAACCCAACTATGGTGACAAGTGGTATGTTGCCTTTCAGGATCAGGCCGGTAGGCTTAAAAGCCAAACAAACCACATGCTCAGACGGCACACGTTTCAAATGCACTTAAAAGCGAGAAGATAATGGCAGACCGGGAGTTAAAGGTTAAAGAAATTGCGTTGTCTGGAAAATTAAAGTCTGGTGACAACTCTGCGACAATTGGCGAAGACTTCCGTCAGCTAACCAACCTGAGATATACCGATACCCACCCCAAGGGCGTTAAGGGCATGACCAAGATAAACACTACGGCCCTTACGACTTATACCGAGATAAAAAGCGGTTTTCATTTAAACAAGGACCTTCCATCAGAATCCCATGTGCTTGTCCAGGCGATGAATTCTGGAGGCACGGAAGCCAAGTATTACACTAACGAAACTGCCATTCCAAGTGCTGGAGACTTTACCGCAACAGCATTAATGACAAGTGGCTCGAACCCGTCAACAGCAAGCTGGTCTGATGCGCCTAATGGCAATGTTTTGATGTGTGATGGGCTTGGGACATATATATATGGTGGTGACGAGATAAAGATAGGCAGTTTCATTAATTACAACCCAGACAATTCGTTTTGGTATAATTTTACCGAAAGGCTTCAGAATAACATTTCATCTGGGTCTGCAAACATTGCCACATTAAGCAGGGCTGATAACGCGACACCTGTGCTTTTATTGCATCTGGATAATAATATAACAGATTCAAGTCCAACAACGCCACATAATTGTATTAACAGAAATGTAACATTTTCAACATCTGGTAAGGTATTTGGAACTCATTGGGGAGTTTTTACGACAAACGCATATATTTCAATTCCCGATAATGCAGACTTTGATTTCAGCGATGGAACATTTACGATTGACTGCCGAGTTCAGGTTGACAACCTAGATGCTGATTATTCGATATATTATCAAAGCGAGGGAGAGGAGGGAACTCCTTCTGCATCGCCGTCTGGAAGCCCGTCAGGATCACCAAGCGGTTCGCCAAGTGAAGGCACTCCATCAGCAAGTCCTAGCGGGTCGCCGTCAGGAAGCCCGTCGGGTTCTCCGTCCGGTAGTCCATCAGCAACAGGATCACCATCTTCCTCGCCGTCTGGATCACCGTCAGGTTCTCCTTCAGAGGGAACGCCATCAGCAAGTCCTTCAGGCAGCCCATCAGGAAGTCCTTCTGGGAGTCCGAGCGAAGGCACACCTTCTGCATCGCCGTCAGGAAGTCCGAGCAGTTCCCCTTCTGCATCACCATCCGAGGGGACGCCTGACGACGACAATAGCATTAATATAATGATCACCACTGGTGGGGCGGTACTTGTCAGAATAAAATCTGGCGGGACAAAGCAATTCTCTGGTGGTACTGATTTTTACACATCAGATGGGATTATAAGCTCTGGGACGACTTACCACATTGCGGTAGTTGAGTCTGGAAACAACTGGTATATTTTTGTTGATGGATCGCTAAGAGCGTCTACGACCGATACGGCAAGAGCGACAAACTTCATCGGATTTGTTTTAATCGGTTATGATGGAACTAATTATTTAGAAGGCAAAATAGATGAGTACAGAATTTGTGCATCTGCTGTTTGGACTTCTGATTTTGAATTGCCAGGAACGGCCTACTCAACTAGTGGAAATGTTACCTATGGTTATATCGGCTCTCCAAGACCGCTTGAAGGGGCAAAGTTTTATATTTCGACGGCAAACACAACAGCCGGAACACTTGATATAGAATATTCAAGCTCTGGGTCATGGACTTCTGTATCAAGTCTATCAGATGGAACCGCTTCTGGTGGAGTACCGTTGGCTCAGACCGGAACGGTGTCTTTTACGTCAACAGACGGTTCTGCTGAACCCTCAATACTTGATGGTATTGTATTGTATTGGTATCGTCTGACGATAACCGAATGTGATGCGACCACAGCAATATATTATATGACGCTCGATTGCCCGATGCAGACGATTAAAGACACTTGGGATGGAGTCGAGCGTAGCATTTTAAGCCTGAAATTTTGGGATGCAAGTGCGACAACATATATAGACTACACGACAAACGTATTCGGGGATTTTTACACGGACTCAGATCCAGAGACATATGCAGAAATAGACTCCATGGCGACATCAGATTACATGGAGTTTGGGTTTGCTGAACGTCAGATGGGCATTACTCACAGGTTTGTGCCTGGGCATTACAATTCGACAGCTAACACGACGGCGACCGTTTATTACTGGAACGGAACCGCTTACACGGCGGTTTCTGGATTGACTGATGGAACCTCAGAAAATGCCGTGTCATACGCAAAGAACGGAACGATAAGCTGGAGTCCCGTGACAGACGGCCTTGAGATAAAGAAACAAATCGCCAATGAAGTTCCTTTGTATTTTTACAAGATTGTTTTTTCTCAGGCATTAGATGCCGATGTCCAACTTTATCATGTAAATGGAACCGCAGCACCAAAAACGATAAATGCGTTCAAATTTCCGCTGTTTGCCGGTGGGTCTTCATGGCTGTTAAATGAACTCAACGGTAAAAGAAACCGTGTTTTGAGAAGCGTCCCAGACCAGGCTGACACTTGGAACGGTGATCTTGCCCTAGATTTTTATGTTGGTTCTGACAACGATTTGATTGCCGGCGCTGCTATATACATGCAGATCGGAAACAACATTTATGAAGTTTTAGTATTAACTAAAAAAGACGAAACCTGGATGGTGATTTTGGTTGATGAGGGTGTCCAAAAATTCCTGATTGATGCAAGAAGGGGGTGTACTGCACCGGGAACGATGAAGACCGCCTCATTGTCTGCCAAGGATGCTTTGGGAACAAAGCGAAATGTTGCCATGTGGCAGTCGCACGACGCTATTGTGATCTATGGTGGTGGGTCTGTGGTGGACATCAGTGAAGACATCAGCGATTATTTTGACCAGGACAAAAGCTACGCTATAAATCAAAGCTACATCTCATCTTCACAGTCATTTTTTGACGAGAACAATCATTATCACTGGTGCTTTGCGTCCGGTACGTCAACGACCTTAAACAAGGAATTGGTTTACGACACTGAACGTGACCGATGGTATGAAATCGACCGAGGCACGGGAAAGTACCTGCAATGTGGAATAGAAACTGAGGACACAAGTGGAAACAAATACAGTTACGGCGCTATCTCAGCTTATCTGGAAAGACTTGAAAATGGAACTGATTTCGACGGCAATGATATTGTCCACACCCTTTATACTGGCGATATTCCAATAGGCGGCAGCATTTCCCAGATGAGCAAAATAGATGCTATTGGAATGACGACCCTTGCAACGAACAC